GTCCTTTATATCCCATTTGAACACGTTTGGGAGTTCCTACCGAAATTTTATTGGATGATATATAGTCATCTGTATTTGATGAAGTATTTTCATTATCGCCACATTTATTGGTTCCTGCTTCAAATTCATCTGTTTTGCATTTATAATTAAATTTAATAACTGGTGTATCAAATTCATACATTTGATGGTTTTTACCAATAAATTTGTACAACTTTTATTCACCTCAAAAAATATTATAAAGATTCCACGCAAACTTCATGCTGACGTATGATAACCTTAAACCTATTTTCTACAAGTATAACATAGTCAGTATTTTCTATGATATCTTGTATACGATGCAAGTGTATGGACCGATTCAAACCATATGGTATTTCACAATATGGACAATTTGTTTCGCCACGATTATTTTTTTTAACAAGGGCATTGTTAATGTTTGATGCGCCACATCGCATACAAGACCACGTATCTTTTTCGCCACATCGCGGACATTCAGCCCACTTTGATGCATCCGTGTGTTGCCATGTAAATCCGCAAGTTTCGCATTCAAAGTGATTGGTTATGGTGATTTCATTGTCCCAATAGGCGGTTACAGTATCTGTTGGTTTCAATAAAAAAGTATATGGAGTTAATGGTACGGAAGCGGCTGGAATCTTTTTCTGTATCATATTTTCCGCGAGTTTTGGACTGATAGGAACTATTAGCAATTTTGTTGGCGTTATGTTTTCACTATCTGTCCAAAATTGTTGTGTACCGTCTTCGCGAAATTGTGGAATAAAGTGTTCGACGCCACTTTCATCGATGTAAATTTTAACCCACATATATTCAATTATGGCACTCATTATAAAGGACCTCGAGTTATAATGGACGTTGCATAATTAATTCTTTGACTATTTCATCTTTGATTTCTTTTATGACAGTTGTTTGGTCTTTTATGGCCTTACTAACCGCATAGTCATAGATGTATTGGTTAGGTGGGCGAAGTGCCTCAATTTTTTCTATTGGAATATTCCAGGGGTCGGAATTGTTGGTAAAGTAATAGCGGTACGTTATAATTTGTCCGAATTCCGGTATTAATAGTTCGCGTCCATTAATAGAAACATCATTAAAGATTTGAAGGACTTTTGGACTTTCAATATTTTCTTTAGAAGAATTTAGTCTAATGTAGATGTCGAAAGTCTTTCCACTGTCGTATAGTTCATTTATAATGTCTCGTTTGATGGCATTGTTGTAGTAAATGGTTTTAAGTTCGAATGCACCGCAAAAATCTTTACCAACGTTGTCTACAAAAAACAGATTTATGGGTACTATGTATCCTTCTGATTTATCTGGAAGGTATACAGTGTCTTGTAGCGATTCATTAGGGTTTTTCGGTACTATTTGTATTACAATGTCCGATGGTTGCAAAGATATTATATTTCTCATATTTGTCTTTATTCTCCTTGTTATTATATAAAATGTTTAAAAAATATTAATAGTAGGGCTTACTACTATTTTTATATTAATTTTTAAATTTATATCTCATCATATCGAAATGTGAGCGATTCCGAGGCCTTGTCGCCTTGCGTTGCATCAGTATCAATCACAACTTGCGTGACGACACATTTGCTACTTGCAGCGGTTGTATAAGGTCCGCTATCCACAAGCAAAGTTGACGCCGAAACATAAGTGTCCGCATTAACAGGAACTGCGTGATTAGAAGAACCTGACTTATAGTAGGCGTGGCCATTTGTTGCATCGTCTATTGGATAGCCGGAAGTTCCCTGTACGCCAGCAGCCTGAGCATAACTAGCAACAGGGCATCCATTGTCTCCAGTTGACTTTACTGCGACAAATAATCCACCATTTGTTCCCAGTGCCCAGTTAGTCTTTACATTTCCGGACGTATACCATCGGATATTACTGATCTGGGTGAAGTCTCCGGAAAATGCAACGTTATGGGTCTTCCAATAACTGTAATTTAGATCTGCGCTCGGTACGACACAAGGATTACTTAGTCCTGGATTATAAGAATCCATTGCGCAATATCTGCCTTGTGTTATTACTGTAGCGACACCAGGTGAGGCGCCGTTATACTCCTGAACGTTCACTGTAGCTACCATTTTTATAAATCTCCTGATATAATTATATTTTTATTGAATTCATTTATATGTTTACCTAAACATATTATATTGTTAATAGAATAATTGTTTGATTGTTCTAATTCTTCTAATTTTTCTATGTCATCCAAACAAATTATTTTTAATTTTTCATCTGGATAATTATTATAGAAATTATTTAGTTTGTCTATTAGCATTACCAATTTTTTTCTTTTGTTCCTCACTCATTTTCTGTCCTTTCTTCATAACAATCTTACCATTATTGTTTTTTTTTGTTTTTATTTTCCGCTTAGTTTTGCTTTGACATTTGTTACAATTTGTTTTTCCACGTCAGATATTATGTTTTCGTATTCTTCATCGAATGTGGATCGTATAAAAGATCGTGGTGGTATAAACCATTCTCGCGATTCTGTATTTCCTATTCCTTTTTTCGGTCTATTATCCCAAGCAACGCCATGTTCATTCGGGGCAGCATATTCTGCAACTTCGGGATCTAAAATTCCGATTGTGATTTTGATGTTTTCGCCTTCAGATTCGACGGTGTGGGTAACACTTGATAGTAATGTCCCATCATCAATTAAGGTATGAGAAGATCCTTTGCGTTTTATGGTACTTTCGGCGTTAGGTGGCGGAACATCACTAAGGATCTTTTCGCGAATTTTGTTTTCTAAAAACATTCCAATGCTTTCGGCGATATTTTCATTCATGATTATAAACCTATTATTTGAGGTGTGTTATTATACGATTTTATTTTCCGCAGCGTATTTAATAACCGAGCGGGTACAATATATCGGCTTAGTGGAACGTGACTAGCTGATGCTAGTGTGCCACTAATTGGATGGTAGTGTGCGTTCCAGATCGAAAAATAGATCGGTGCTAGATTAGTGAAGGCATTTGGTCCATCATATGTTGAACTGTTTCCAGAAAATGTTTGGGTATGGGTATCCGATCCTGATAATGTGGGATCGGAGTTGCCTGCTTTCAGGTTTCCACCAGACCAGCCGGTCAGGATCTCCCAGTTGGCGCTTACCGCGCCATCAACGAACACCACGCTACCGGCCACTGCCTTAGAAGTGTTCTGTAAGGCATGGTACAGCCTGGTGACCAGGTTCCTTGGCTCTACGTATTTGGCCTCGGAGGCAAAGCTGAATGTGTGCTCGTGGTGGAGCGCCCTATCGCCGCGCCACTGTGTGAAGTATGCATTAATGAAAACCACACCCTGCACCGCTCCGAGGCTACCTGACACCGTGTGGGATTGTGGTGTAGTCGTGCCTACGGTGGTTTCCGGGGTAGTATGAACAATATATTTTCCGTCCGCAGAACTATATCTTTCTAAACTAGCATCCACCAAAGTACCGTTTGACATAATGATCGCGCCTTCCGGAAAAGATCGAATACTATTTTCCCAGGTTGTTATGTCAATGTAAATTATGTCTAGTCCCCATCCAATAGGATTATTGTTATTAGAATTTGCTATTGAATATCCAGTGACTGGGTGATCGCTGTGAGATCCCATAACAGAGTCATTTGGAGACCCATCGTGAGAACCTTCTTCTCCTGAATGTACAGAACTTCCCACATTAAC